CATAACCGCATTGGCGTCGATGATGGTCTTGATGATGTTGCTGCTCGTCAGGGTCTCAGAGGCAATATTGTGATGGCTTGCCGAAGCTTTCGCCGCCATCCGCTGAAGACGGTATTTGTCAAGATGAGGAATAACAACCTCGTCAAGCTCGCGCTTGAGGCACTGGCTGGCCTTCTTGATCTGCAGCTGCTGGGTATCATACGTTTTATCAATAGAGAAGATAAAGCTCTTCTTCTGCTTGATAGGAAGTTCCTGCCAGTTGTCGCCGAGGTTGATGAGGGAGCCATAACGGGAACCGCCATCAACACGTTCTGCGTCATAATCAGACAGGGGGACGGTATCAATCGTGGGAATCTTTACGGTCTGCACACCAACCCACTTATAGTCATGGTTGAAAATGCCTTCCGTAACGGATTTGAGTTTGAACCTCTCAAGAACTTTCGGAGAGGCTTCGGTAACAAGATTAATAGAGCCGGTAGAACCGGGAGTCGCCATAGCTGTTCACTCCTTTTAGTCGTCGGAGTCCCAGCCCTCATCAAAAGCGCTTCTTTTCTTTCCTGCACCGGCGCTGTTGAGTGAGCCGGTACTCCTCTTTGAATTTTTGTTGTTTTGCTCGGTCTGTTTTGCTTTGGCATTCTCGGCCTCGAGCGTTTTGATCCGATAGTTCTGATACGCAACCAGCAGGTCGCCGCCGTTCCGTCGTGTCTCGTCCCAGACTTCCTGGGGAATCTGATCCCCCGTGACATTCGGATAGAGTTTCAGGAACCGGTCTACCTGTTCGTTGAAGCCCTGGGGTACTTCGGACTGGTCTGCCTTTCCTTCTGCGTCTGCGGGTTTTCCGCGATCTCGCTGAATTCTCAGCAGGGCCTCAGCTTCAGAGATGGTATTTCCCTTCTCAGCCTCTTCGTCCATCAGCCACATGGCTTCCGTCAGGTCTATCTGCTCGTCTACGCTCACGCCTGCCTTGTCGGCAAGCTTCTTCAAAAAGTCGAGCTGCCGTCCGCTCTCGCCCTTCAGTTTGTCGCGCTCCTGCCGAATGTGGTCATAGTCGCGGCCTTTCTGAGCGAGTTCGGTCATCTGCTCAAGCGTCAGCTGTTCCTTGTTGCCGAGATAAGTAATCTCATAGAGTTGGTTTCCCTCTTTGGATTCTTCTCCCGATTCCGAGGCTGGTTCCGCTTCGTCTGCGTTTTCTTCTGCCTGGTCTGCGTCTTCCGACTCGTCAGCCGGTTCGGTGTCGTCTGCTTTCTGTTCATCAGCAGCATCCTCAACCTCATAATCGTCATCCCATGCATCGTTGAAAGCGTCGAAACTGGATTCGGTCGTTTCAGCTTCCTGCTCGAGAACTTCGTTGTTTTCTTCCATTTGCTTTCCTTTCTGCCGTTGGTGTCCCGGCGTCTGGTAAGTGTTTATCTAAAGCGTTGGTGTCCCGCTTTATGTACTAAGCTTGCCCGTTAACCGCCCGTGCCGCTGCTCTGTAGCCTCGGCCTCCGGTGATCTCCGGGTCTTTGTTGAGATACGCAGAGATTGGCTTGCCCTCAGCCCCTTCGCTTGGCTGCGGATTCGGCGTTGGTGCTGTCGGCGGCGCTGCCGGGGGCATCGGGCTAGGCGACCCGCCCATCATCGGCATGCCCATCCCCATGCCCATTCCCATGCTCTGCATTGGGTTCTGTACGCCCGCCTGCGGTACGTCTGCCTCTCCGCTGGGAGGCGGCATCATGCCGGGGGGCATTCCCATCGCCATCATCTGCTGCATCATCTGCTGCTGTTCAAGCTGCTGCTGCTTCTTTGCAATCAGCTTGCGTCTGCCCGGGACGTAGCTGTCCGGCACACGCTCCAAGTAGTCCACGATGTCGATAAACCCTCCCTGAAGGAGCTGATCCAGGGTCTGCATCGCAGCGATTTCGCTGTAGTAGCTGGAAGCACCAACTTCCACCTTCAGGAGCATCGGATACTCTTTCAGTACAGCGAAGTTGAAATCCATCGGAATCTCTTCCGGCGCAGGCTGACCGATAAACTGGAAGACCTGCTGCATTTCCGGCGGCGTCGGGATGTCCACTTTTCGCGTGCCGTAGTATTCTCCGATGAAGTCCACGTATATCTCAAACAGGTCCTCTACTGCTTTGTAGAGGTTCTGCTTCGCCATCTCCGTCGGCGTGGATGCTGCTTTCTGAAGCGACAGGATAGCCGAGGTGTTGTAGGCTTTGCCTCCGCCCAGAGCCGACTCCGTTGCGCCCAGGGACTCCTGCGTCTGCTCAATCGCCATCTGGATGTACTGAGCAATCTGAGGCTGGATCGCAGCCGGGTCGATGATCTCCGCAACGCCGTTCGTGTTCCCGTCAACGCCGATTGCTCCGCCGACACGGTTGTCCCACTTCTTCACCCTTGTCCGGTCGTAGACCACTTTGGGCCACGCCGTCCTCATTATCGACAGCATGGACATGGCAAACGCCTTGTTGATGAAGATTTGGTTCGGAATCAGGCCGGTAATCATCGACTGACCGTGGTAGCAGTCCTGAATGTAGTCCCAGTTAAACCACGTGATCGGATACTTCTTCAGCCCCAGGCTCCAGGGCTCGCGAATCTCGCAGTTCTGCGTGCTCTCATACGCCCAGATCGTCCCGTCTTCCTGACTTTTCCAGAGCGTCAGCACCACAGTTACCTTGTCATCGGTGCGAAAAACGTCCTCCTGCCGGGTGGTTTCTTCATCGTCCGGAAGAATTCGCTCCCAATCCTGGCTTCCGGCGGCTTTCGCACGGATTTTGACGTTTCTGACCATTTCTCTTGTAATCAGCTGGATGTATGGCTGGGTCTGGACACGCCTGTCGTTCGGGTTTCCGAAGAATACTCTGGTGTTTTCCAGGACCTTGCTCCGGATAGCGCCCATCACGCCGCCTCCGACGTTCACCGTCGGGTCCCAGTACGTATAGATGCACCCGTCACCGTCAACCGCTGCGTTCCTCGCAAACTCCCTGACAAGCGCCGGAATGTTGTTGTGGACCATCAGAGCATCGCACTCTTCTCCAACGATCCTCACGCACTCCCTGTAAGAGTCCGTGCCCACGCTGTTCGCCAGTGCTGTGACGTTCACCTTCAGGTTGTCGGTCGTAATCGTTGCAATGATGAACCCGACGACTCGCTTCAGGATGTTGAACACGGGTGTCGGCAGGCCGTTCGCCTGTACGCCTTCCCACTGCTTCCCGATGAAGAAATTCTCGTTGGCTTTAACCGTCTCTTCAAGGTTGATGGAATTGTTGAACTCGAGGCCTTTTTCGTAAAAGTCCCATGCCGTCAGTACGTCCGGCATGTCCTCCCCGTCGAATAGCCCGAGTTTCTGTTCACTCATGTACTGTCACCTCGTCCATAGTGATCGGCCCCAAACGACATGATGTTGTTAAGCCCATCTGCCCATGCTTTCTGCGCTTCCGCCGCCTGTTTCATCTCTTCAATCTCGGCATCGCCGAACTCTTCACGGTACTTGGCGAATGCCTCCTGAAGCTTGTGCAGTTCTGCCTGAACCCTGTGCAGTTCTATGCCGGTGGATTCATCTACTCTGTTCGCCAGGTCTTCAGCCTCGTGAACTTTCAGCGATACGTTCGTCAGACAGTTCAGGATTTTGTCATACTTGTGAGCCAGTACGGCCACGGCAGCAATCAGCCCAATCACCAGCACTAACAGAACAATATCAATCATGTAGATTTTCCTTTCTTACATCATGTAGTTGTCGGTTATCTCTCCACCGCACATGTAATCTTCATAGCTATCGCTGTGTTCCTCATCGTCTCTGAGGAACGCCAGCAGGTCCAGCTTCTTTTTCTTCGCCTTTTTGTCCGTTGCCCTGCTGCGCATGATCGCAAAGTACCTGCACATATCAACACTGTGCGTTACATCGTGCGGCTCCTTCGCACAGTCGTTCGGGTCCTTCTCATCCGCCTGGATCGCTTCGATGTCTTCGACAACGCTCTTTACAACACCCTCCGGTGTCGTGGACTCGAGGTCGTCAAAGAACATGATCCCCGGCATGGTCGCCGGTGCCTGCCCTTCCGGGTACAGGCTTTTTACATACTCATCAGTCAGAGGAAGCATCGACATCATGTTCTTCAGAATCATGTGCCCCTGCGCTCTGTTGTTGTCTGCCTTGACGATCGCCACGCCGTTGTCGAAGAACACATCGCTCATGGCTTTGCCGGTGTCCTTCTGCCGGTTCCATACATCCGGCGGTGCATATGTCGTAATTACGCTCTCGTGGCTTGGGCTTTGGTCAAGTATCCGCTTCGCTGCGTCTTTTACGATCAGCCCGGATTCTTCATAGTACCTGTAGCACCATGCACGTCCGTCTTCGTCTACCGCAAACCAGCCAACCGCCAGAGCATCAAGACCATAGTCGAACGCCCGGTAGATGTTCCACCTGCTCGGTATCTTGAACCGCGCCATCGTGTGCGTCGCACGCCTGAAGTTCGAGAAGTATGCTCCGCTCAAAGCGTTCCAGTCACCGTATCGGTGCGCTTGCCTCAGGTCCGGAGGCAGGTTCGCAAGCATTTTTACATACGTCGGGTTCTTCTCAAGAAGCCAGGGGTTGTCTTCTACCGTCGCCCGGATCGTCGTGTAGTCTTTCGGGTTCTCCGTGC